GCCCTCTGTATGCCACCCCCTAGGGGCTATCTGTAGGAGGGTCCCAACATCCCCGTCAGGCACCGTCAGGCAGCCCTCCAGCTTGGCCCTGCCGTTTGACACCAGCATCATGATGTCTTTGTAAGGGTCGGTTGGCCGGACCATCACAGGCTCAAGGTTCCTAAAGGTGACATCATCCAAGGCCCTGATGAACCCTGGGATGGACGCCTGTGCTGTCCTGAGACCTCTTATGGCATGGGATGCAAGGTTGACAACAAGCTCACGAGAAGAAATGGAAGTGCTTGATGATGACGCCAGTTTGTATGAGCCGGTTTTGTGTCGTCCTAGCTTCGTCACTACGCGCGACAAAGCTAAGGCTTGCAGGTACTCTCCTTTGGTTGACTCCACCTCTGCTTTGTTGAATACCCCCTTCATCTCGAGCAGTAACTCTCGCTTCAACCTAGGGGTGCCCCACGCATAAATCACGGCCTCAGGGGTCATCCCGAATGACAGGTTGCCATCTGAGTACACAGACGTTGGTGTAACGGCAAGGTCTCTGACCCCCCTGGCAGCCCCACGGATCAGCACCCCAAATGTGTGGGTGTCCTTGCCAACATGCTGGCATGTGGTTAGGATCTGCATAACACTCTCGGTCATGATGTTCAGTTTTCCGACACTGGGGGGAGGGGGTCGGATCTTTGCAAAGTCGGCCATGGACACAGAGTCTAGCATGTCCATGGAAACCCTGGTGGAACCGAGGGCGGATGCGACCCAGCTCTCTTGTGCCAGAACTATGTTAGTGTTGGATGAGGACACCTGGTTCCTCCCCAGCCTAGGTAAGAGAGAGTCTGCACCCCTCTCTATGGTGGAGCGTAGGAGGCCAGTGCTCACAGACGCCACCAGGTGCCCCATGGTGCACAACCTGGGGAGGGGTAAGGAGTGCTCAGGCTGCAGCCATGACACCTCCGCGTTGCCCCTGGCCTCTCGAACAAGGCTCCTTGTGGTCATCTTGACTCCAGCATTGACAAGGGCCAGCAGACCCTCCTCCTCCTCTGAAAATAAGGTGTTCGCCACCACTCCTGCGGCTGCAGGGAGGTCTTTGGGGGGTGTTGCTTCTGCATACCATGCTAGGGAACCATAACCAGGTACCAGAACCTCTTTGAGGAGATTGATCAGCACTGGGCCGCCCAGCTCCGCTGGCCTGTGCCCGTGCCTCTTGAGTGAACGCCACCTGTTGTACTGGTCACAGTGCATCACATTCATAAGTAACCCGCAAGCTGTAGCAGAGAACAGAGAACACCCGTGGCGCACCAGGGACATAGCCCCCTCCACCACTGCACTTGCATCTGCTGACATCCGATCACCCAGGCCAAACTGAAACGCTGTGGCCATGACCTTGAGCTCAGGAATCACAAGTCCTGACTGCATGCAAAAAGAACTGTGAAACTCGGACAGTAAGGTGGACACCACTGTCTTGAACATATTGAGGAGCTGCCCTCCATACCCGAGGCAGAACTTGATGTTCAACTTCATCAGCACTGCTGCCTCTCGAATCTCAAGATCCTCAGGGATAGGGGACGCAACTTGAAAGCTGTCATCATTCGTCACAAGAGACTTGACTCTGCACCCATCAATAATACTCTCCAAGCACTCAGCACTAAAGTCATGAAGCTCCGACGAGGGGCCCGATGATAGGTTCCCCATGGCCCCCTGGCTCATACCGTACCTGAGGACAAACCCGAGGGGGATGGTATCCATGCCAAGCTCATTGATCATCACAGCTGCGAGTTGTCCCAGTGCAGACGACGGGTTGTGGGCTAGCACGGCCCTGAGCCCCCCAGTGGCCACGATGTGGGTGAAGAGCTCATACGGCATTTTGGTGTACCTCTCGCCTGTGAGACGGGTAGGCTCCGCCATGAGATTGTACTGATACATGCTGGCCACAGGGTCATATTCGTGGTGGCGTTCAGCCATGTTCAAGCTCAGGATGTATGCTCTACTTTTGGCCATAACCTGGAACGGACCGAACCTGGTGCAGTCTGCTGCCATGCCTAGGGACCGCAGATCGTTGGTCGCTTGGGTGAGTTGGAGGAGGGTGGAGTCTGTATCCTTGTCGTTCATCCTGTCTGTTGGGCACCGTGGCAGGTACGCTGCCATCAGCCTCTCCA